CGCGGCTTGCCCCGCTTGCATGTAGGGCGCAAGGAGGCGCTCGGATTCGGCTTGCTGACGGCGCTGCTCTGCGATCGCCGCCTGCGAAGCGTCGCTCTGCGCGCCCGATGCCTCTTCGGATGCGCTCTGCTGCGCGTAATATCCGCCGACTGCGGAGATAACGGACCCGCCGATAATTGCTGTTGCTACCCAACTCATGGCGCACTCCTATCAGATAGTTCGTGGACGCGCAGCCGTTCGAGGAGCGCGTGCGTTTCGTTGTAGGCGTCACTTTTGATAACGAGTTGCGCCTCGATTTTATCGAGGTCGCGCTCTTCGGTCGCGTGGACGTTCTGGAAAACGATGTCTTCGAGCACGAGCGCGACCTTGCGCCCTGGCGGAGCGATGAACGTCAGCGGAGCTCGAACGGTCGTGACTCCGTCGGGCGTGGCAACCGCCATGCTGCCCTTGAGCAAGATGCAAACGTGCTCGGTCTTGTGCTCGTGCCCGACGATGAGCGTGCCAGCTTGCGCCGTCATCTGCCGCACGTAGACGCCGGAAGCGAAGAAGTGATCGATCGGGCAATCGACCTGCGGAAGCGCGAGCATCGCCCCTTCGAGCCGCTCAATCTTCTCGGCGTCGTCGTTTGCTCGGGCCTCCGCGAGTGTGTTCACCCGCCCTCAAAGTCTTGCTCTTCCCAAGCCTGGCACACGCGCAAGTCGTGGCAAATAAACTCGAACTTCGTGCAGAATCCACGGAAGCCCGCGTCAACGTCCCAGGCGTTCCACGGAATGCGCTCCATCTTGATTTGCGTGTCCGGCGTGTTGTCGTAGTACTCGCAGTTCGAGCAGCGACGGCGACGAGCCTCTGCCTCGTCGAGCTGCATCGTCTTCGCGATGGCTCGCCAGTAGTCGGCATTCGCCCCGCGCTCGTTCGACGGCTGCTCGGGTCCGAGCTGCCAGTCTTGGATGACCATGAGCGTGTTTTTCTTGTTCTCGCTCGTCGACGGGAACGGCTTTTCGATCGGGATTCCAAGCATCATCATGTGAATTGAACTCCGTTTGCGGACCCGAAGAGCGCAGCCGCCGCGCTGCACTCGTAGCGAATGATTTCTCCAGGTGCGAGCAGCGCGCCGATGACCTCGGGGCAGAGGTACGTCTCGCCTGGCAGGATGGTCTGCGCGATGATGATCGGCGACGAAGCGACCGCCCCGAGGCGCACGGTCAAGGTCACGTTCGCCACGCTCTGATTTGCAAACGCCATGTAGTCGATGCGCGTCTTCGCGTCCGTCGACGTGTAGGCGGTCGTTGCTGCATTCGGCACGAACGCCGGGGCGATGAGTTGGGAGGGCGTGACGGCCATTAGACTTCCTGCGTGACGGTGAGAATAACCGAGGGGATCGCCGGGACGACGCCCGCGGCTGGAAAAGTTACGATTTGAAGATCCACGTCGGACACGGCGTAGACGAGCTCAAAGTATTCGCCAGGGGCTAGTCGTAGCACCCAATTCCACGCCGCGACGAGCTCAGCGTTGTTGCCCTGGATGCGCACCTGCGACGCAGAGTCAGGCACGTCGACGCCTGAGATGCGAGGCCACAACCAGATGCGATGAGCGCCGCCAGACGTGTTGTCGAGCTGCGCCGAAAACTGAAAGTTAAAGATGCCGCCGTCGGCGACGTAGACCCGCGACGTGTTCACCGAGTCGCGCCAGATGCCGCGCTCAATGCCGACCACGTCAAGGTCGATCGGGTAGTCTACGTTTGGGAGGAGCGCGATTTGATCGACGAGCGAGGCGAACGTCCCGACGCCGACGCGCTTCGCAGGCGCGACGGGCGGGGCCGTTGCTGGGTCAGGAAGGCTGCTTAACGCGCTCCGCGCCGCTTGGGCGATGGCTAGGGCGTTCGAGGCTTCAGCCGCCGCGTCTTGGGCAAGCTGCGCGACTACGCCAGCGAGAGAGTTGACGCCTGCGAGCGCGGCACCTGCGTCATCAAGGCCCGTCGTCTTGATCTCGTCGACCGTCGAGAAGAGCAGCTCGAATTGCTTGATCTGCTCGTGCTCGGTGAGGAACTTTGCGAGCTGGTCACGGGTAAGGCCGAGGCGCTTGACGGCCATCACCAGGCCAGCGGTTCGAGGGTTGCTTCAAGGCTCGCGATCGGCAGATGCGCGGACGAGTCGCCGCGAAAGCGCTGAATGCGGAAGCGCCGCATCGAGCCTTGGCGACGCCACACGATGCGATGCTGCCGAGACCCGAAGGCCCCGACTCGCACCGTCTGATCGTTCGACCACGAGAGGCCGTCAAGGCTATAGCTTGTCGAGATGAGCGGGTTCTCGCCGAAGGGCACCGAGCCAGGGAGAGCAATCAGTTCGAGCTCGTTGAAAATAACCCCGTTGCCTTCGTTGTAGGCGATTGGCGTCGTGAGCTCCCAGCGCACGCGCTCGCCCCAATGCGTTGAGAGCGTCTGCACGCAGTGGCCGAACGACGAGCTCGCAGGGTCGCCGACGCACCATCGGTCATAGGCCCAAACGAAGTTGCGCGCGCGGTACTGCGCGAAGCCCTGAAGCGTGGTCACGAGCACGAACCAGACGAGCGAGCCGAGGGCCTTCGAGGCGTTGCCGTCGAAGACGAGCGTGCGGTCAGGAAGATGCACGTAGAGCAGCGCGTGCGCCCTGTCGTTGCGCGCTTCGAGCTTCGCGCCTGCGAGCTGCGCCTCGGTGTAAGTTGCAAGGATCTGATCGACTTCGCGCGTCGAAATCTTGTTCGCCTGCGCGTTTAGTCCAACGAAGATTTCCGGGGCCTCGTTCCTGCCGCCACCGAGGAAGGCGATTTGCTCCTGGTACGCGCAGCACGCAAAGGTGCCGACGCAGCCCTTCATGATCTGCGCCCCCTCGATGCGCTGAAACGGGAAGCCCGCGCCGCCCACGTTGTCGAAGAACTCGATCGTGTTTCTGTTAATCGCCGCAACCTCGTTGCGGGTCTTCACGAGCGCGACGACGGGATCGGGGTCCGCTTCGCTGCTCGCGTACTTCTTCGGCAGGACGACGAACGGGGCTTTGAGCTCAGTGACGACGAGATACTGCCCGTCGGTCGTCATGAAGTAGCCGTCGACCCAGCAGAAATCGACGACGGTCCCGAGGTCGGGATCGACGACTTGCTGAAGCAAAGAGCCGGTGAGGTAGTAGAGCCGACCGCCGCTCGCGATGGCGAGGCGGTCGAAGGAATAATCAAACGTGACAAGCCCGCCGGGGCCAACGTCGCCGAAGTCCTGCACGAGCCCCGTAGGGTCGATGCGCACGAGCCGCGTGCCCATCACGCGGTAGAGCGAGCCGTTCCAGTTGATGCCGCCGCGGTCCACTCCTGGCCCTGTCCCGTCGCTCACGATGCCGTCGCCGGGGCGGAGGTAAGCGTTCGAGATGCCCGTCGCCATCGGCACGGGCACCATGTTCACCGGGTAGGCCGTGCGGAAGTCGGGCGTCGTCGTGGCGTAGATGCCTGAGAGGAGCGGGATGTTGGCCATCTTATTTCCAGTAGTTTCTCGGCATCCTGTTCGCCGCTTGCTCTAGCACGGTTGCCCACGGTTACTCGTTCGCCGGGGCGGGTTCGAGGGGCTCGGGCTGCACGTTGAGCGCCTTGCCGAGAGTCTCGATGCACTGGGCGACGGCGACCGCTTCGCCGAGATCGAGGAGCCCGGCCTTCTGCGCGCGGTGCGCGACGACGACGAGGTTCTTGAACGCTTGCTCGGGGGTCACAGCGCGTCGCTCGGTGGAGCTGCTGGCGCAACGTCGGGGACAATCTCGACGATGACGAGTCCGAGCTGCTCGGCGGTGAAGCGATACAAATACTCGTCGTCGCTGCCCCACGCGGCGTAGGCTGCGCCGTCGAGGTTGATCGTGCCTGCCGTGAGGTTGCCGCGCTCGGCGGACTGAAGCCACCACTGGAAGGCCGCCGAGGTGCCCGGCTGCACGTTGACGTTGTTGATGTAAAGCACCGTTGCGGTGGTCGGGAAGACTGAGACGGGGGTGATTGTTGCGTACATGGGATATCCTTAGACGGCGTAAACGCCGCTGATGCGTAGGTTTTCCGCGGACAAACCAAACGTCGGAAGAAGCAAGTTTGCGCTGCTTGTGACGGCGTTCGCCGATGCCGCGTTGCGGTTGCAGGCGATTGCCGTCGAGCGCGGTGCCGACACCGGTAAGGTAAACGACGAAAGTCCCCAGGTCGCGCTAAATGCGGTTGCTGCCGTTGGTATCAGCTCGATTTCAAAAAAGATCAGACGCCCAACGCGCGTGTAGTTTGCAAAATTCGCCGTTGGCGCGGTTCCTCCCCAAGTCGCGCCGCCGCTTAGCGTCGGCGTCCAGGTGCCTTCCGCGTAGCAATCGAGCGTCTGCGTGTCCGCGTTGCCCGGCGTCGCGGGGAGTTTGAGGCCCGTTCCCGTTGGGCCTGAGAGGTCCGCGACACCAGCCGAACCGATCCCGGATAGCGCGCCGGGGGTGAGGACGATGTTGCCGCCGTTTTGGTTGCCGGTGCCTGCGTTTTGCGCGATAATCGTTACGGGCGCGCCGTTTGTGGCCGCTGCCGCCGTGCCTCCCACGACGTGGAGGCGTCCGGTCGGGCTCGCCGTGCCGATGCCGACGCGGCTGTTCGTCGTGTCGAGGTTGAGCAAGTTCGACGCAATGTTCAGCGCGCTTGTGCCCGCTGCGAGCGTCCACGTTTGAGCCGCGCTGCTGGTCAGGTTTCCTGCGAACGCCACAGCGCCGGAAGCGCCGAGGGTTAGCGCGGTTACGTTGCCGCGCTGCAAGAGCAGGTCGTGCGAGGTGGTTGATCCGGCGACAACGGTTGCGCCAGTGACACCTGCTCGGAAGGTGCGAACGCTGTCAGATGACGAGAAGAGCGCCTCGCTGCCCCTACAGAGGCGAACGCCATCGTATGAAGGGCCAGCCATGCCAGTGCCGTCGTTAATAACCATGTTCGTACCCACACCGGCATTGATGCTGATGAGGATGCCAGACTCGGAGATGGCAGAGTCTCCGATTGACGTGCCCGCCCCGGTGAACTTCGCCAGCGTGCCAGGCGTGCCGCTGCCGCCTACGGGCGCGCCGCCGCCTGGGACGAGGGTTGCTACTGCTTTAAGTCCCATCTCAGACTCCCTCGCCTGGAATGACGTGCAGGCTACCGGCTGCGCCGGAGCCGATGTACGCGAAAAACTGATAGCCGCGTTGCTTCGTGATGACGCTCTTCATGCCTGGCAAGAGGACGTAATCACCGCCGAGGGTCGCCGTCAGCGCCGCTGTTTCGCCGAAGCGCACCGAGCAGCTAATCGTCGACGAGAGGTTCGTCAGCTCGACGGCTGACGAGTTATTCGGAAGCGCCTGCACCGCGCTCGCAACGCCTGGAACAACGGTGACGCCTTGGCCGTAAGCGGGGGCAAATGCCTGGGTATAATAGCTCATAATAAACCTTAAATGAGGTACGTTGCGACGGTGTATTGAATCGACGTAGACGCCGGGAAAACAATAACTGGCGTCGCTGGCTTCTGAAAAATAACTCTTGAGACTCCTGCGACTTTGCCGAAGAGCGCAAGGACTCCATCACCGACCGGCGTGCCCGATACCACGTCGCCGACCGGAAGGATGAGCCCTGGGAGCGCGTCGAAGTAGTCCGTCGCCGACGTGAAGCTCAGCGTCGACGCGGCGGCGGTCGTAATCGTGAGCCCGAGCGTGACCACGTTGCCGGTGATCTGATAGTTCGCCGAAAAGACGACGGTGCCGACGATGCCCGCGCCGTTGTAAACTGGCGTGAATGTGCCGTTGGTGACGCCGAGCGTCGACGGCTTGCTGATGACGTACCACGCCACCGAGAGCACGTCGTAGCGCAGCGTCATCGAGTCGTTTGCGCCGAGCCCTGACGGAGCGCCGTTCAGCGCCGCTGCGCCGTTCAGCAGGAAGCTCAACGCCGTGATTTGTTGCGTCGTGAAAATAATAATTTCTTGGCCGTCAGATGCGCCGCTCGCGGGAGGCAGTACGATCGTTCCCGTCGCCATTAAGCCGGTGGGCGTGAGCAGCAAGAAGATAGAGCTCGCGCCGGAGAGCCCGACCGTGAAGCCTGCGAGCGTCGGCGACGCCGTGACCCGCGTGTAGTTCGGGTCCATCCAGGCGCTCTGGATGTACGCGAGGAGCACCGCCGCAGGCGCGCGTCGCGCGTCGCCGTTGGTTGCAGAATACACCGGGAATTGATCGGCTCCCGTGATGACGTTCGTCTGCGCTAGTTGGTTAATCGTCGGCATGGCTTGTCCTTAATCGTAATCAATCGGCGCGTCGTTACCGGCGAGCAACGGCTCAACGGGATCGCGCAGGAACGGGCCGCCGTTCCAGCACCAAGGCTTGTTGCCCGCGCCTGCGGGGAGCGTGCCCGGGAACTGCTGGTCGTTCGGCATCGCGGCGCGCACGAGGATCGTGCCGTAGCTTCCGCGTGCGGTCGCCATCGTACCGGCGAGCACCTGCTTACCGTAGCTCGGAGCGATGCGGCAGGCGAGGTTCGTGACGATCGCCTCGTTCGCGCGGTCGGGCACGAACGTCGGCTCGTCGAGGTCGCTTGCTTGCGGCGACCCTGGGAGCGGGTAGCCGAGGCGGATGCCGCGCTCGTTCCACTCGGCCATCATGCCGTCGAGGCGACGCAGCGCCGTCTGAAGGTCTTGAGGCGTCGAGTTGAAAACGTAGTCGGCGAGGCCGATCTCCGTCAGCGCCGCCTCGATGTACTGCCGCTTCGTGTAGCCCATGTTAGCCCTTCAGCGCCGTTTCGATGCGCTCTGCTAGCGTCTTGTCGCCCCATCGCTTGTCGACCTTGATGCGCAGCTCTGCGGCCTTGCGTTCGAGCTCGTCGCGCGTTGGCGGGGCATCGTCGCCTACGTCGTCCGAGAGCGCAGCAGCAGCGACGACGGGCACGGCAGTCTTCGCAGCAATGGCGTCGGCTTTGCTCGCGCTCCACCCTTCGGCGAGGCGCTTCTCGACGAGGTACGGGGCCTCGTAGCGGTATTCAAGCCCGTGAGCTTTTCGCCAGCGGTAGACGAACGCCATCTCACTTGCCTTTCTTCGCTTTGCGCGCAGTTGAAAGCGCAATCGCGACGGCTTGCTTCGGCGGCTTGCCAGCCTTCATCTCCGTTTTGATGTTCTTCGCGACGGAGCCCTTTGCATAACCTTTAGTGAGCATGGCGCGCACGGTAGCACGCGCAAGGCGAAAAAAAAGGAGCGACCGAAGCCGCTCCTTCTTTCGCTCGCGCTCAGTGAATCACTGGTCGAAGAGCAGGATGCCCGCCATCTCGGGGTTCAGCATCGCGGTGCCGAAGAGCACGTCGACGCGGTATTGCGTGAGGCTCGACGCGATGTCGAATTGCTTCTGCATCACGACTTCGAGGCCCTGGTCGGTCGTTGCGCGCATCACGGCGACGCCTGCATTTTCCGGGATCGCAAGGCGACCTGGGAGCAGTTCGATCGACGACTTGTGCCAGAAGCAGTTGTAATCGGCGACCACCAAGTTGAGGAAAGAGACCGCTTGCGCAGCGCCGCCGAGGCCGGAGCGTTCGCAGTTTTGGTACTGCACCTCGGACTGCGTAGGCGCGTTGGCTGCGCTGATGATTGGCGGCGTGATGACGATCGTGTTCGCAGCGCCGACGGAGACGACGC